CGGTGCCGAAGGCAACAAGAAGGGCATCACGCTCGATGGCGGTGTCGGCAACGGCATCAACACGGGCCTGTACTTCAAGGGCGTGGAACTGATCTGGGACCCGGTGTTCGACACGCTCGACACGCTGGACACCCCGACCGTGGCATGGGCCACGCGGTGCTACTTCCTGAACACGCGCTTCATCAAGCTGCGCCCCATCAAGGGCCACTGGATGATCTCGCGTCGGCCCCCGCGTGTGTACGACCGCTACGTCCACTACTGGGCTCTGACCGCGAAAGCGGCCCTGACGACCGGCAAGCGCAACGCGCACGCCGTTCTGGCTCTGGCGTAACGCCTCCGGGGAGCGCCGCAAGGCGCTCCTCGGACCACTGAATTTTCGAGGACTATCAATCATGCGTACCAAATACGTTTCCGGCGCCGCCGTCACCGATCTCGGCACGACCGCGCCTTTCCTTCCCGGCTACACGGCAGTCGCCATCAACACCGGCACTTCGGCGGACACGCTGCAGCTCGGCGATGAGTCCACCGGCCCGTTCGACACCGTGGCGGTCATTCCGGCCGGCTGCTCCGTGGAGTTCGAGATCACGGCGCGCTACGCGGCGATCGAGAACGGCGCGGGCACCATCGTCATTCTCGGCAACTGAGCCCAAAGCAAAAACCTCACCACTTAGCGATAAGTGGTGAGGTTTCTACCCACCCATCGGAGTACAAGTATGATTCGTCACGTTTTTGTCGATATTCGGCGCAATGAAGGCGCCACCATCCGCAACAGCTTTCCGGCCTGGGAAATCCCGATCCTGAAAGTGGTGCATGGCGAGGACGCGGTCACGGAGATCGGCGACAAGCTGGTCAACCGCGATCCGCCGGAGGCGCACGATGAGTTCACGCGCCTGAACAATCGCTATCGCCGCGGGCGCAACGAGGACGGCTCGCAGGGCACGCCTTTCGTCCACATGGTGTATGGCGAGCTCGGCGTTGCGAAGCTCGAGCAGGCCATCAACGCCGCGGTCACGGCAGCGCCCGAGGGCGACCTGACCGGGCTCGGAGATCCGATTTCATCCGTGGGTGGGTGAACACTTCGCCCCTGTCCAGCTTTCGGGCTGGCAGGGGCGTCTTTTAACCGGGAGCCCGCGTGAGCCAAGCCGATTTCAACTGCGATTGCGTTGACAGCAACTCTAACGAGACGCTGCTGCAGCTGCGCACGCGCCTGATGCGCCGACTCGGCTACTCGGCTCAGGCTACGAACCCCCCGCCGGGCATGGCTGAACTGCTCGATGACTTCCTGCGCGACGCGCAGGACCAGCTCTACATGAAGAATCCGGTGCTGCGCACCGAGCGGTTGTACCGCTGGACGATGGTGCCCGGCATCAGCTATTACGGCATTCTCGACAACGACGGCGACACCGAATTCAGCGACATCGATTGCGGCAAGCATCTGAACGATCGCGCGTACCGCATCACCGGCGTGTGGTTGGAAGACCTGAACAGCATGTGGATGCCGATGCGCTGTGGCATCAACCCCTCGTTCTACACGACGGCTGCGCAGGAAGGGCTGCCGACGCTGTACGAGATTCGCTCGTGCATTGAAGTGTTCCCGGTTCCGAACGCGGCGTACAAGCTGTGGGTCAAGGGCCAGATGGGCGTCGAGCCCTTCGTCGCAAACACGGACAAGACGACTATCAACTCGGACCTGGTGTTCGGCTGGGCGCTGGGAGATGCGAAGGCGCACTACCGTCAGCCCGATGCGAATGACGTGAAGCAGTCCGCGCGCGAAATGCTCGGGGACATGATCGCGGGCAACCACCTCACTCGCCGGTACGTTCCAAACACGTATCGCCTCCCGCCGGCCGTCGAACCTGTGATGGTCGACTTCAACCCGCCGGTGTAGCGTGGCAGATCGCAGCATCGCGCTAACTACCATAAAAGGTGGAATCAATCGGCAGCGCACCAAGGGCGGCGCTCTCGAAGATTCTCTGTTCGATCTGGTGAACGCGTACGTCTCGAAATCGAAGACGATCATCATTCGCCCCGGCACTTTCCGCACGCACGAGCTGCCGACTAACACGGCTGGCGACGGGGAGACGCAGGGCCTGATGGCGTTCCGCGGCGAGCTTCATGTATTCTCGCACCACGCGGTCGACGTGCCGGACGGTATCGTGCTTCACGTCATTCAGCATCCGACCGACCCGACTTCCCCGATCGACGAAATCAATTTCGCGGCGCCTTTCATGGGCTTCCCGTATGTTGTGGCGACCTTCGAGAACGGGGATACGTTTCACTACTGGCTGCAGGACGGCGACGTTTGGCAGGCAGAGCATGTCTACAAGCTGGGCGACATCGTGGTGCCGAGCGTTGCGAACGGCTTCGCCTATCAGGCAGGCCGATTGCTGCCCGCGAACCAGAGCTGGGCGCCGAACGTGCTACGCACTGTCGGCGATGTCGTCGAGCCGACTGTCTACAACGACTTCTTCTACACCGTCGTCGATACGCAGGGCGACAACCCGCGCTCCGGCACGGTGGAGCCGGTATGGCCGACAGAGGACGGCGCGCGCATCAACGAAGACGCTGATGGGTCCACGAGCGATCCGCCGTCCGTCACGGAGCCTCCTGACCCGGCCGCACTACCCGCGCCCGGCATCCGCGACCGTTACGGCAACGGGCCGAGGCGCTAATGGCTACTCCTATCTGGCAACCCGGTACTATCTACTCGCCCGGCGCGTTGGTGCAGCCCGCATCTACGCCGCCGTCGCAGCCTGACCAAGTTACAAACGGCGGTTTCGAGGACGGCAACACCGGCTGGACGCTCGCGACCGGCTTCAGCATCGGGGAGTTCGGCAATGGCACGCACTTTCAGGGCACCTGGTCATTGCAGTGGGACCTGACGGGCGAGGCGAGGGCGATCAACAACAACGCGACGGCAGTGGTGGCCGGCCAGGTCATAAATGCGAACTGCCAAGTTCAGCAGGGCCAGTCGGACGCTGGAGATGCCGGCGCGCGCGTCGAGGTTCTCTGGTATGACTCTTCGGACGAGTTTATCTCCTCGTCCCCCGGCAATCTTATTGACAGCGGCTCGAACCAGACGTGGAAGCAGTCTCTCGTCAGCGCAACGGCACCCGCCGGCGCGGCGTTTGCGCGCTTCTCTGTCTCTGCTTTCCGCACGAGCGGCGGGGATGAACTCTGGATTGACAACTGCACCTGGGACGCCATCGTAAACGGCCTGCCGGATGGCTTGATTTTCCGGGCCGTGCAAGCCATAGCTGGCTTCTCTGGATCGAGCGAGCCCGTGTGGCCGCTGTCTGTCGGATTGCAGGTAGTAGACAACGAGGTTACGTGGGAGGCGGTATTCGCATCGCGAGTAGTTTGGGAGGCGTCCCCTATTCTGGTGTCTGGCGAGTACGAGCCCGATTTCCCGGAAGCGCCCAACGCCACGGTGGCCGACGGCACGATTCTGTGGACTGCGATGGACTGGCGCGTCACGCAGGCGCCGAACTCAAAAGTTGTCGCGATTGGCGCAAGCAAGATTTTCGCGGCGGACGAGGACATCATCGCGTTCTCCGCGACAGTGAATCCGCTCGATTGGACGACGCCCGAGGACGCGGGCTACATCCCGTTCGGCCTGAACACTTTCGGCGCGACGCCGGTCACGGCGATGGGCCTGTACCGCAGCAACCTCGTGGCGTTCAACTCCGAGGCGTACCAGATGTGGCAGATCGACGAGGACCCCACCAACATGGCGATCCTCGACGCATCGCCGGTCGCGTGCCTCTTTCCGAAGTCCGTGCAGCCGGTCAGCAACGATCTTGTTATGTGTACGCCGGAGGGCGTGCGCAATATCGGCATCGCCGGCGCCAGCACGAATCTGCAGGCCGGGTACTTCGGCTTGCAGGTCGACCCGCTGGTGCTCGCGAAGATCCGCCTCGGGCTGATCCCGTTCGCGCTGTTCTGGCCGTCGATGGGCCAGTACTGGCTGATTTTCGAGACCGAGACAGGCTCCGAAGCATTCGTGCTGACCATGAACGGCGGCGTGAAGGACCAGAGCTGGTCACGCTACCTATTCCCCGAGACGCTCACCTACTGGGCGATTCTCGGCGGCGATTTGTACCTGCGCACAGCAGATTTGGTGTGGCGCGTCGACCCGGCGGTGCTGGGCGTGGACGACTTGATTGCGCCGACCGTAACGCTGTCGGCGGACGTTAACCCGCTCGATGGCAGCGTGGACCTGACGTGGGTGCCGTCTATCGATGTCGGCGAGTTCGAGGAGTTCCGCATCTATCGCGCGCTCGCACCAAGCGGTGTGCCTGGTACGTACGCGCTGCTCGACACCGTCGACGGCGATGAGACCACGTTCACGGACGATACGACTACCCTAGGGCTCGAATACGCCTACTACGTGTCGGGCTTGGTTGCCGGTACGGAGTATCCATCCAACGTCGTGATCGTGACCGCGGGTATCGTCGACCCCTTCTGGACCGATGTGGTGATGCTGCTGCACGCCAACGGCACGAACGGCTCTACGACTTTCATAGACAATTCCAACTATGCGCGCACGATGGTAGCGCAGGGCTCGGCCACCATCAGTACGACCGATCCGAAGTTCGGCACAGGCTCTATCGATCTGCCGGCTTCCAGCAGTAGCCGCGTCGAAACGGCGGATGCGCCGGAACTGGACTTTACTACTGGCGATTGGACGATCGAGTTGTGGGTTTATTTCACAGGCAGCGACAGTGGCTACGCTATCCGAAAAACGCCATTCACCACGGTTTACGCCTACAGCCTGTCTGGGAGCGCCGCAGGCGGGTTTACCGCCGAGGGCAATGACATTGCTGGGACCGGCGTATACTCTATGGACGATTCTGCTCTCGGCCCGATGTCGCTTAACACCTGGGTATTTGTCTCGCTGTGCAAGTCCGGCGATGATTACTTTCTGCACCGCGACGGCGTTCTGGGTGCTACCGACACCTCGGCCGTCGCGCTCGGCGGTAACAACGGCGTCTTGTGCGTGGGCGCACAACAGAACGGCGGGGCGCAGTTCCCGGGCCGTATAGACGACGTGCGCTTTACCGCAGCAGCGCGGTACACCGCAGCTAACTACACGCCCCCAACCGCTCAATTCCCGGACTCCTGATATGTCAGTCCCCTTTGAAGGTTACATCGCATGGCCGTACTTGGACTTCGGCCTCCTCGGCATCGACAAGATGCTCGAAGGCTTCGATATCGTGGCCGATGGAACTTACCGCGTCTCGTTCGGCTATTCGCAGCGTGACACGTCGTTTGCTACGACAGAATATGCGTTAGATGATGACACGCTCACCGGCGGCATGGTGCCGATGCCGCTCACTGCGCCCAGCTTTCAACTCCGAATCACTTTCGACGGCAGTCAGTCGTGGGAGTGGTTCGCCTCCAACCTCTACGTCAACGACACGAGTACCGGATGATCCACCTGACAGACATCAACGAATTCGAGCACGTCTTGGCCGTCATCAAAGAGATGCCGGAAAACGAGAAAGTGCTGTTCAAAGCCATGACAGGCGACGACTTCGACGCATCGAACATGCTGGTCGCGCTCGCCGATTTGCCGGGCGCGCATCACATTTTCTGGGCCGGCGAGAAGCCCGTTGCGGTCGGCGGCTTCATCCCGCAGCGCAATGGCGTGTTCCGTACATGGTTCATTGCGCCGGACGCGACGTGGAAAGACCACGGAAGCGAGGTGACGGAGGCTTGCCGCGCACTCGTGCAGGGCATGCTCGATGACGGGTTGGCGCACCGCATCGAAACGGTTACACTGGCCGACAGAGCAGAAGCCCGAGCGTGGTACGAGCGCATCGGGCTCACATTCGAATCCACCCAGCGCGGATACGGTTCAGGCGGCGAAGATGCCGTCATGTACGTCGCAGTGCGCGGCGCGGAGACTGGTGAATGTGCGGTAGCGTAGGCGGAATCAACGTTGCAGACCCGCTGGACTTCAGCGGCGTCAAGAAAGGCAAGGAGGCGAAGGCCGCCGAAGCGCGTGCTGCTGCCGCAGAAACCGCGCGCCAAGGTCGCATTTCCGGCAACGTCAAGGACATCAACTCCGCTTTCTCCGGCCGCCAGCCGCAGTACGATCAGCTCGGCGCGGCATTGCGCGAGCGCCTCAACACCGATCTTGGCCGGCAGCGCGCTACGGCGAACCGGCAGACGAAATTCTCACTGGCCCGCGGCGGCCTGACGGGCGGCAGCGCCGCGGTCGACGCCGGCAAGACGCTCGCCCGCGAAGGGCAGGAAGGCGTCCTGCAGGCCGAGCGCCAGGCGCGCGCCGGAGTCGCGGATCTTCAGGCGAAGGACGAGCAGGCGCGTACGCAGCTCATATCGCTCGCGCAGTCGGGCAACGACATCGGCAACGCCGGCTCGCAGACGGCGCAGATGCTGAAAGCGAATCTCGGCGGCGCGGACAACCTCACCAACAACCTTGGTGAAGTGTTCAGCAGCGCCACGCAGAATTATCGCGCGCAGCAAGACGCTGCCGCGCGCCGTCGCGGCTTGAGCGAAGCCAGCACGTACGCCAAAGCATTTTCGCGAGGATAGACCATGTTCCAGCTACTCCCCTTACTTCTCGCTGCCGGCGGCACTGCCATGCAGCAGGCGGGCGCCAACCGGGCACACAGCGATCAGCTGCGCGCAGCGGATGCAGCCCAGCGCGCGCAGGACGCCATCAACCGACGCGCCGGGGATCGCGTGTCCCAAGAGATTCAGACCGTGGCGGAGGCGAACCCCGACGAGGAGCGCATGGCCGCTAACAATGATTTCATGGCGGCGCTGCGTCAGGCCAAGACGGCTGACGGCGGCGATACCTTTGGCGATCCGATGGGTGGCAGCGACCGCTTTGCGGCTGACGTGGGCGCTGCGCGCACGGCGTCTGATGTAGAAGGGCGCCGGCTATCCGGCAATCTCGCTGCGATCGACGCGCCGCAGTATGCGCGCGTGAACGAAGCGCGCGGGCTCAATGACACGGCGGTGGATCTGTCGCTGCTCGGCGGCGAGTCGAGCGGACAGGACTTCCTGTCGCAGTTGCGCATGGCGCGCGCCGCGCAATCGGGCCAGGGATTGCAGACGCTCGGCAGCGGTCTCAACGCATTCGGCGGTGCAATGGCGAACGGCACGCCGAAGGTCAAGAAGGGCAGCATTTTCAGTTCGCTCCCTAACCAGAGCGGCTACAACGGGAGTCCGGCGTAATGGCTGACTGGGCAGCACGTTTGGGCACCGCCCTCGGCGGCAACTCCGAAGAGGCGTATCAGGAAGGTCGCGCGATGGGCGCGAAGACCGAAGACGCACTGGCGTCGGCGCGTCGGCGCGTCATGGAGAATGAGGCGCTCGCACGCGGTCGACAAACGATGATCGCGCAGGGTGCATCGCCGGAGCTGGCTGACTCCACGTACACGGCATTGCAGGCCGGCGGCAAAATGACGGACCCCATCGAAGTTATGCTGCGGGACCAGGAGCGCGGCTTCCGCGCCACCGCGGGCGACCCGATGACAAGTATCACGAACGCGAACGCGGCTCTGCGCGGCGTCGCGAGCGGTCCTGTTGATCGCTTCCAGAAAGTCGGCGGCGGCGCTGACGACCGGTTCGACGATGCCGGCATCCAGCCGCTCGGCGACATGGTTGGCGACGTGGGCGGCGGCACTTCGGCGGGCATTCAAGCGCTTAAGGCGTTCGGCTTCATCGGCCAAGACGGCCGCGTGGTGCCCGGCAAGGAGGAGCAGGCGTTCAACCTATATCGCGATACCACGCGCAACGTGGACGCCGGAGGCGTGCCGTTGCAGACGCAGAACAACCCCTTCAGCACCCGTGGACCGCAAGTGATAGCGCCGGTTGAACGGGTCGCGGCGAACACCGGCGTAATCAAATCTGCGCAGGAGCAGGGCGCCGCCATCGGCCGCAACGCCGCCGGCCTCGAAAGCACGAACGCGACGATCGACAAGTTCACCAACGATATAGACCAGTTTCTGAAGAAGCCGGGCTTCGACACGCTGTACGGCAACATTCAGGGCACCGAAGTCGGCAAGGCCGTCACCGGAATTCTGGATCAAGACGTGGCGAACGCGCGCGGCGCGCTCGAGACGTTGGGCGGCGAGGCTTTCCTTGCGTCCATCCAGAAGATGCGCGGTTTCGGCCAGCTGTCTAACCAGGAAGGGTTGAAAGTGCAGACGGCACTCACGCGCGCGCTCGACACACGCATCGGTAGCCCGGAGGCGCGCGCCGCGTGGGCCGAAGTCAAGAAGCACATGGCGGATCTCAAGCGCGTCGCGGCGATTGAGGCGGGGCAAGGTGGCGGCCAACCGGGCGCGGCGCCCGCAGCTCCAGCCGCTGGCGGCGCCATGTCGCTCGACGACTACCTAAAGAGCAA